CAAAAAGTTATGGCAACAAAAAGCGCAGGAATCGGGGTCGCCCTTTAACAATGACTCAGAGTACTCGCCCTTTTGGCGGACAGTCTTAGAGTTAGTCACAAAGCCTTTGCTATGGTTAGTGAATGATTATTTTATTCAGCGGATTTTCCCGAGTTTTTTTGTGAAAACCGCGAGTGGCCGCTTCCTGGATGCGCTAGGTTGGGCTGTGGAATTGCAGCGGAAGGAAGCAACCACCGCATTGGGCAGTTTAGTGTTTTCAAGGCTGTTGACAGCGGGTGATATTACCATCCCGCAAGGCACCAGGATAACCAGCCCGGTGATCAACGGTGTGGTTTACATACTGCAAACCACGGCAGATGCGGTGCTGGTTGACGGGCAGCAGCAAGTGAATGTTTTGGTGGAGGCAACTGAACCCGGTGCCGCGTTCAATTTGGCCGAAGGCTACTACGCGATTATGGCCCAGCCCATTCCAGGGATCGATGCAGTTAAAAATCTCGACTCTTGGTTGACGCGCGCGGGGGCAGATCGTGAAGAATGTGATGATTATCGATTACGCATTCGCAATCAATACACAGCGGTCAATCAATACCACACAGATGCGGTTTATCGAAAAATTATTACCAGCTTTGCCAACATTGAAACACGCAATGTGTTTTTTGAGCACGGCGCACCGCGAGGCCCAGGCACGGCGAACGCATTTATTTTAATGGATGTGGGTGAGCCAGGAGACACCATGCTCGCGCAAATTCAAGCGCACATCATGGGCAATGGGAATCATGGCCACGGCGATGATTTGCGGGTGTTTGCCATGCCATCGACACTCCATGATTTGGCTGTGACCGTGGTGCCGCAAAATGATATAGGCGTGGAAAACGTAGAAACCTTACGCGATCAAGTCACGACCGCCGTGCGCGCAGCCTTCCACGAAAACGCGGCCTATGCAATGACAACCGGACAACCGTTTTCTAATTTTTCATTTTCAAAATTGGGCGCTGAGTTGCACGGCTATTTTCCACAATTGGAATCGGTTCGCTTTTCGCTGGGTGATATTCAAAGTGGTTTAAATGTTCCTCGCCTACGAAGTTTGCAGGTGCTGGTCGATGATTAAATTAAAACTCCCCTTTTGGAACGACCAAAATAGTTCAGCCACCCTAATCCAAACCGCTTTTGCTTATTGGGGTGAGATTGAGTTTCGCGGTCAGCTTCCACTCGTGAATTTAAGCCCTTACATGAGCACGCCCACTATGCTGAATTTGATTGCTTGGCAGCGGGATTTAACACGTTTAAAAAGTGAAACCCTAGATGATTTTCGCAATCGTGTTTTTAATGCGTTCGGGTGCGCGGCGGCGGCTGGCTCCACGGCAGGCTTCAAAGAAATTTTTAAACGGTTGCGAATTGATCGCGTGCAAATTTTTGAGAGGCTACCTGATAAAGATTGGGATGTGATTGTGTTGCGCATGCCCGACGAACAATTAGCAAAACACAGTGAATTGTTAAAAGAAATTATCGAACGCTATGGCCGCACCTGCAGGCGGTACGAGTTTGATGTTCAGACCCCGATGACGCTCACGATCAGCAGCGCTGAATTCAGCCACGATGTCGGATTTGATATCGCGCGGCAAGGTGCAGATGACAGCAGGGCAAGAAGCAGAATGGCTATCTCCAACTTTAACCATGAAACAACGTTTGATATCGCACATTGACAGTACATCATTTTTTTAAGAGGTAAAAAAAGTGGCAGAGATTACACACGCAGGGCGAGCGATTTTCGCCAAAAAGCAAGCGGAAGAAACCCCGCTGATTATCAATCGTTTTGTGTTGGCGAATGTGCCTGGATTAAACAGCTATGACCCAATCGATTTAGGCCAATCCATACCCGATCCCTTTGTGGTGGGGACATTCCCCGTATCAAGTCACGGTTATATTAATCCTGACCGTGTGATTTACAGCGTCCAATTAAGCCCTGATGTTGGGCCGTTTGTATTTAATTGGATTGGTTTAGTTGCCGATGACAATACGCTTGTCGCGGTCTCTTACATCCCACCCACGCAAAAATTCGCAACGGAAAACGGCGTGCTGGGTAACACGCTCACGCGCAATTTTATGATTGAGTACATTAATGCTCAGTCAGTTACCGGCATCACCATTGAGGCTGGCACCTGGCAACGAGATTACACCTCGCTTTTTGCGCAACAGGAACAACGTGTGCAAATGCACGCGCAGGATTTATATGGATCGCAATATTTTATTGGCGATGGCTTTTCAGTAGTAACAAACGACGGCGTTTCGTTTTTCTTAAAAGCGGGTGTGGGCTATGTTGATGGCCTGCGCGTTGAAAATAAAAGTGATGTGCCCTTTTTCCTGACGGACTTCCCGCGCAATCTTTGGATTGATGTGCATTTAGACAAAAACATATCCTCAATTGATCCTGTTTTTACCCTGCAATTACTGCCTGTTGATGGCAGCTATGGCAATTACATAGCGCCTAATGGCGATCAGCATTACATGGCTAACATTGCCAATCTCAGCAACAGCCGCTACGCAGATGAAGATGATGGCGTGGTGCGTGACCACATTGAAATCATTGATTACCGCAATGACGATTTTCACAACAGCATGGCAGAAAGCTGTGTCATTAAACCCCTGTTAAAAGATTTACAGCAGGCCTATCAAAAAATCTCTTCGCTAACGGCCTTTGAACGCGAGGCGAGACTGTTGTTGACATCAGCCAAGGGCTACCGAGAAACCAAATACATTTTCAATACTCAACAAGTTGAATTGGATTTTACTTACTTCGTGGCCCCCAACGTTAGAGTCATTTTGCCTTTCATGACGGAGGGTGAAAAGCATGGACGAACGATCACATTTTTAAAAAAGGCTGGGGATAGCCCGTTGCTACAAAGCGGCACCGACACGCAAAAAATCTATGTGCGCGGACAAGAAGGCACTGAACTCTTTTTTGATGTTGACGAAGCTCAGTTGATATTGGTGTGGACTGGAACTCGCTGGGAAGCCAACTTTTAAACCCTTATTTTGGAGAGACACAATGGCACTATCCTTACGCTCAGCACTGCTACCTGGCTCGGTCATCAAACGCATTCAACGTGGTTTAGCATCCATCGATTCTGATGTGCCGAATCGTGTTGTTACTATCAGTGCATGTGACATGAGCAAATCCGTGCTGACCATTACTGGCCACAATTCGACTGCGCTAGAAACCAGTGATGGCCCGGTTTATATCAGCTCGCGATCTGTAACAGGGAATCTTATTTCACCGACAGAAATCATTTTCTTTGCAAATTTTGATTCAGATATCAATCAAAATAAAATTGACCATTCAACCTTTTGTTTCTGGCAACTTGTGGAGTATAACTGATGAAAAGGCAACGCTATTTTGCGGAAATGAATGCGGAGAACATTATTTTTTCGGTGGTGCAATCGGATGAGAAACCCGTTGGCGATCATATTGTCGACGCCCCCGGACTTGACATCTTAGGCACACGCTGGACAGGTAGCGCTTTTGTCGACCGCAACGCACCGATTGACATTTCCCCAGCAGGGGACAAATCCGTTGTGAAAGTAAAAGCCCCAGTCGTACCTAAGCGCAAGAAAAAAGCGGTAGTCGTTGAATGAGCTGGGCGCCGATAGCGGTCGCGCCGACGCCTGCCTTTGTGCAGGCTTTTGCGCTTGCGCAAACCGCCTTGGCAAATCTGCCCACGGCGTTGATGGCGGTGCGCGGTACGCTTGCATCTGCGCCTGCCATCGCCGGCCCTTATGGAGATGCCTCGCTTAATCAGCTTCTCACCCCGACAATCGCCCCCGCGCTTCGTTTTGCGCTTATCCACCCTTGGCTTGAAGGGGTAGGGCAAGGCAACGGCCACTACCGCTATTTAGCCCCTGCCAACGCGATACAGGCGCTGGCGGCGAAGCTCAGTGATGCGCGTGACACCTTTGGATCTGTCAATACCCCGAAAGATGCCCTTGTGCTGCTCATCACGGGTGGCAGCTACCGTGAGTTAAACTTACAACTCAGCGCCTTTACCCTCGTCTACGATCTCGCGGATTTGCGCATGCTGGCCAGTCGCTGCAGGGCTCTGGCAGACCTTGAAAACACCAAGCAACAATTGCCCTCGCCTATGAGTAATATCCAGTGGCAAGCAAGTAACGCGCTCACCAGCTCCTCACTAAAAAAAGTCGTGGAATCCCTCGATCATGCCCTTGGTCACCTGGATGGGCAGCGGCAAAAAAATCAATCCCCGGATGATGAATTGGTGGCACTTGCTGAAAAAAAAGCAGCCGCGATTTCACAGGCGATACAGGATGCGCAAGATCGATTAAAAACGCTCGCAGGTGGTGTAGGGCAATCGCTTTTTTTTAGTAATAAACCACTCACAACCATCAAGCGATCGTTACTCGATTCTGGCAGCGGTTTTGCGTCTCCCCTCTGCGTTTGTCTTGGTTTTTTTGGTGAGGCGGGAACCCTAAAACCCCTCAAGGAATTATTCCATGCGGTTGAATGATTACACGGTACCCAATAAAGAATTTACGGTGGATGTGTCCATTGATTTTAAAAGTGAATCGCTAGGCGCGCAGACCAGCGCAACTGATAGCGCTAATCAAGGCATTGCCCCCTCGGTGCTCAACATCAATTTAGTGATTGCAAAAAGTGATCCTCGGTCGCTCTCTGAACTCACTGCAATTGCCAAAGCCACGCAAGCGGATGGTTCGCAAACCGTCTACAACGTCACTGACGAAACAGCCAATGCCATGTCAATTCGCCAGGTGCGTTTTAGTGATCGCCTTTTCGTGCGACAAGACCCGCGATTAAAAGCCTGGCAAATCAGTTTCGCGCTCACAGAAGTCAAAAGCGTTCCGGAGAAAGTGGAAAAGCGGCAAGAGGTGGCAAAGCCGAAAGCACAAGCGGCAAGCGGGACGACGGTTGCCACACCACCCGCACAGGCGCCCACGCCAACAACCGAAACGCCTCCTGAAAAATTGACTGGCTTTGAAGCGGTTCTCGCGAGCGTCGATAAAAGTTTAAGCACCGTGCTTTAACGATTTTAAAAAAGAGATTGATAAACACCGCGATGAAACTCACCAAGCTACTCACAAATAATAATTCACCGCTGCAGCTAAACAGCGATGACATTCACTTGAGTCTGACCAATCCAGGGACGGCGACCTTCACAGTCGTGTCGACATCGCCTGTGAAAGGTATTGTGATATTTTCAGTGGGCTATCATCCAGAAAACATGCAGATATTTTTTACGGGCATTATTACTAATTGCTTTCAAGTGACAAAAAATCAATACACGCTATTCTGCCGAGAGCTCACCTATGTACTACAACAAATGCTTCCCCTCAGTCTACGCAATGTTACCCTCAATGACACCTTGGCCGCGATATCACAACAAACGGGTTTATCGTTTGTTACGCCTGATCGGCATTACACAAAATCACCTGCAGCGGCTTTTTATTCTGTTGGCATTGGCTATCACTGCATGGACGCGCTCGCGCGCGTTTATCGCATCCCGCGAGCGGTTTGGCAGCAGCAAGGCGATGGTAAGGTTTTCGTGGGCAGTTGGGATCACAGCTATTGGGCTGACCGCGAAATTGATTTACCAATGGAATTTCAAGCATCGTCCGGCATTTCTAATAGTGCAGATATACCCGCGATTCCACCACTACGGCCGGGAGTAAAATTGAACACACAAGCGATTGTGACCAGCGTGCGCTTGAGCGGAACCAACATGCACATTACCTGGGACAGTAACCCTTGGGGGACACGATGGATAAACAAATCGACCGTATAATTATGCGGCAAAATCCCGAGTTGATGGGCGAATATCATTTGCCAATGTTTGCTCGCGTGGAAACAATCAGTGATCCGATTGTTCAATCGGAAATTGGTGAGGCGTTTAGGCCGCGCTACGCGGTGGATTTGCGTGTGCTTGATGAAAATGACCAGCCCGATATGTTATTCCCTATTTTTAAATCAGTGCCGCTACCTGCGTTTTGTGCGGGATTAGAGCGTGGTGTTTTTGGATTTCCAGAGCCTGGTGCAATTGTTGAATTGGCTTTTGCTTATGGCTTACCCAACAAGCCATTCATCCGCACGCTGTTAACGACGGGCCAAAGCCTACCATTACTCAAACCCCATGAGCTGCTCTTGCAATCATCTCCAGGAGTTAGTCAGCGCGCAGACAGTGATGGCAATTGGTCTCGCGATACCTTTGCAAAAATTGTGGACAGTGCATTGCACCATCGAATAGAAAATTACTCGACTGAAATTAATACGCAGATCCACAACGTCAACGTGGGCAAACACAGCACCGAAGAAGTTAGCGGAATCAAAACCATTGAAGCACTTGGTGCGCTGAAATTATTAAGTGGAGGCGTTACGCATCTAAGCGCAGTTGAGGATTTGCATATCCTAACCGCCGCCAATCAAAAAAATAAAGTCGCAAACGATTTTATTCAGCGTGTGGGCAATATTGCAGATTCGCTCGCGCAGGTTAAGCAAATTATAAAAGTTAAAAATGGCGGGAGCATGTGGCTGGGCAATGAAGCTGAAAATCTATTGCAGTTAGTCAGCGAGTTAATTCAGGTGGTGATGGACATAGCAGAAACCGCGAAAAATCACACACACACTTACACGGATAACGGCAAGCCACTCATTACACAAAAGCC